TAGATGCAGCTACTTTATTGATAGATAAGTAGGAGGTTAAATGGCTAACACTACCTCTGGAACAGTAATATTTGATAAAAATTTTGCTATCGATGAAATAATTGAAGAGGCATACGAAAGAATAGGTATGCAAGGAACTTCTGGCTATCAATTAAAATCAGCTAGAAGATCTTTAAATATAATGTTTCAAGAATGGGCAAACAGAGGACTTCACTATTGGGAAGTTGCAAACAATAATATCACTTTGGTTGCTGATCAAGCAGTATACACAATGTTTAGATCAACAGGTGATGGTACTTCAAGCACCACAGCTGTGTATGGTGTAGATGATGTGTTAGAAGTTTCTTACAGAAATTCTAATGTAGACTCGCCTCTTACAAAAATAAATAGATCTCAATATCAGGCGTTATCTAATAAAACATCTACAGGACAACCTACACAATATTTTGTTCAAAGATTTATTGATAAAGTTACAATAACTTTATACCTTACACCTGGTTCTTCTGAGGCAGGAAAATTTATAAATTATTATTATGTAAAAAGAATACAAGATGCAGGGGACTATACAAATGCAACAGATGTTCCCTATAGATTTGTACCATGTATGTGTTCAGGTTTAGCATATTATCTTTCACAAAAATTTAAACCACAAATGGTACAACAAATGAAAATGTTATACGAGGATGAGTTTCAAAGAGCTTTATCAGAGGACGGCTCTTCATCTAGTACTTATATAAGTCCTAAAGTTTATTATCCGGAGTCATAATGGCAACATCTTCAGGTAAATACGCAAAATTTATTTCAGATAGATCAGGAATGGAATTCCCTTATACTGAGATGGTTGTTGAATGGAATGGTTCAAGAGTCCATATATCAGAATTTGAACCAAAACACCCACAGATTCAACCAAAAGCACACTCTGCAGATGCACAAGGTTTACGTGATGCAAGACCAGCAAGAACAGAACCTGCGGTAGCAAGAGTATTAATTTTAAATCCATTTTCTATAACTAATGGTTCTCAAGTTGTGACTGTAACTGAAGAAAACCATGGAAGATCTACAAGCGATACCGTAAGATTTAGAAATGCAATTGGAACTTTAGGTTTTACTTCATCAGATATTAATAAAGCTGCTGGATTTACAATTACAAAAATTAATGATAATAGTTATAGATTCACAGCTGCAGGCACGGCTACTGCAACTGCAACAATAGGAGGAGGAGATGTATCGGCTGGTCCGGTTACACTATCACCATAATGGCAGGTTTTAATTACTCAAATTTAGTAACAGATATTAGAAATTACACAGAAGTAGATGCTAACGTATTGACTGCAGCTATTATTAATAGAATTATTGAAGATGCAGAATTTAAAATTTTAAGAGACATACCACTTGATGCATATAAAAAACAATCTATCGGTAATTTAGTTACAGGACAAAACACAATAAATGTCCCTGCTAAAACTTTGTTTGTAACAGGTGTGCAGGTTTATGATTCTACATCTGCTTCTACAGGAGCAAATATTTGGTTAGAGAAAAAAGATGAAACATATTTACAAGAATATCAGCCATCGACAGAGTCAGCAGCTAGAGCAAAACCTAAATATTATGCAATGTTTGGCGGAGCTACGGGTGTGACTGACACGACTTCTGGTAGATTATTTTTAGCACCTGCTCCAGATAGCACGTACGTATTTAAAATACATTATAATGCAATTCCTAATAGTTTAGTAACCGATACTAGTGGAACATATGTTAGTCAATATTTTCCAAATGGTTTATTATATGCCTGTTTAGTGGAGGCATATGGATATTTAAAAGGTCCAATGGATATGTTGACACTATATGAAAATAAGTATAAACAAGAGGTACAGAAGTTTGCTGCAGAGCAAATTGGTAGACGTAAAAGGGACGATTATACAGATGGTACAGTTCGTATTAAAGTTCCTTCACCGACACCATAACAGGAGATAAATTATGGCAATTACATCAGCGATATGTTCAAGTTTTAAACAAGAACTTTTACAAGGTAAACACGATTTTGATTCGTCAGGTGGACACACTTTTAAAATTGCACTTTTTACAAGTTCTGCAAGTTTAGGTGCAGCTACAACTGATTACTCAACATCAAATGAAATTTCAAATACATCAGGATCTGCGTATAGCGCAGGTGGAGCAACTTTAACAAATCAAGGTGTATCTTTATCTTCAACAACAGCATTTACAGATTTTGCTGACGTATCTTATACATCAGCTTCTTTTACAGCAAATGGTGCAATGATTTATAATACAACAACAGATGGTGGTAGTGGTACTACTGATGCTGTTGCAATTATAGCTTTTGGTTCAGATAAAACTGCAACTAACGGAACATTCACAATTCAATTTCCAGCAGCAGACGCGAGTAACGCAATCATCAGATTAGCGTAAGGAGGGTCAAGTGCCCGATGTTACTTCAGGATGGGGCCGATTAACCTGGGGGCAGGCTAATTGGAACGAAGCCACAACTTTAAAAGTAGGTTGGGGTGCAAAATCTTGGGGTGAAGATGAGTGGGGTGAATTAAAAGATGCAGTTGTAGTTGACCCAACTGGTGTTTCTTTTTCTGCAAGTATTGGATCTGTATCTACTGCAGTTAGTGTAACAGCTGAAGTAACTGGTTTATCTTCAACATTTAGTGTTGGATCAATCACAAACGTTATTGATGTAACATCAAGTATAACTGGTGTGTCTTCAACATTTAGTGTTGGATCAATCACAAACGTTATTGATGTAAGTTTAACTTTAGAAGATCAAGAAATAGCTAGTGCATTAGGTGTTATTGATCCTGCAGATCAAGTAATGGGTCTAACAGGCCAAAGCTTCACTGCAAGTTTAGGAACTGCTGTTGCTCCAAACGAAGATGTATCTGTTACAGGTATTGAAATTACTTCAGCTTTAGGATCTGTAATTGCAGATACAAGAACTATTATAGCACCAACTGGTTTCTCTATTAGTTCTTCTCTAGGATCAGTTGTTGTTCCAAATGAAGATGTAACTTTATCAGGTCAAGAAATAACAAGTTCTGTTGGTGTAATTGTAGGAGGAGGTTCTGCAGTTGTAACACCTACAGGTTTATCTACAACTTCTAGCGTAGGAACTATTGACCCATCAGATCAAGTTATGGGTCTTACAGGTCAATCATTTAGTGCCTCTTTAGGTTCTATTGATGTTGCAGATCAAGTCGTAGGATTAGAAAGTTTTGAACTCACAGCGTCTATAAGTGCTCCATTTATATTACATTATGAGGATGTTGACACCGGCTCAAATACATCTTATAGTGATGTTTCAACAGGATCGAATAGTAGTTATTCTGATGTTGCAACTGGATCAAATACAAGTTATAGTGACGCTGCATAGGAGATAAATTATGGCATCAACATACACACCTCTTGGTGTAGAATTAATGGCAACCGGTGAAAACGCCGGTACATGGGGTACAAAAACTAATACCAACCTACAAATCTTTGAACAAATTTCTGGTGGGTTCACACAGCAAGCAGTATCTGATTCAGGTGATACAACATTATCTGTAACAGATGGTGGAACTGGTGCAACTCTTTCACACAGAATGATTGAGTTTACAGGAACTATAACTGCTAATAGAGCTGTAACAATACCTTTAGACGTTCAAACTTTTTATTATTTAAGAAATTCAACATCTGGTGCGTACACAGTGCAATTTAAATATGCATCAGGAAGTGGTGATTCATTTACTTTTGCTGCAACAGATAAGGGTGATGCTGTTGTATTTGCAACTGCAAACGATGGAACTAATCCAGATATTCTTACATTACCAGCTGGTAATGTTACTACAACTGGAACACAAACTTTAACAAACAAAACCTTAACATCACCTAAAATAGGTACATCTATTTTAGATACCAATGGTAATGAGTTATTTAAATTAACAGCCACAAGTTCTGCGGTTAATGAAATAACTTATAATAACGCAGCTACAGGAAACAAACCAACTCTTACTGCATCTGGTGATGATACTAATATTGGTGTATCAATTCAGCCAAAAGGTTCAGGAACAGTAACTATTGATGCTTTGACATTTCCTGCAGCAGATGGTAGTAGTGGTCAAGTGCTTCAAA